ACAATGCCATTATCGCCGCGATGGTCGAGCGATACGAAGCGGCGCCGAGCAGAGGCGAGACAACCGCCTCCTGGCGGGATGCGCGTCGCCGCCGTATCGTGCAACAAGCCGTACAGGACGCCATCATCGACGGCCAGACGGGCATTTTTGAACTGGGGCTATCCCCAGCTTCAGGAATTCCGGCCATGGTCGCCAATGCCCTGGGTGATCCAATCTCAGGAACATTTCGAGTCACATCCAATAGAGGAAACTTCGCATGAGCCACCCCGCCTACCGCCCTGAATACGTCCTGGCTGACCTTTGCGCCAAGACAAAAGCTGAACTAATGGTGCAGGGCCAGATCCTGCGCCGTGAAGTGAAGCCAGTTCCCCAAAACCCAAAAACCTATGCGGATTAGAGCGATCGCGGATACATCAGCGGTTGATGCCAGGCTTAGGAATGCTATTAAGGGCCTGGATGACCTGAGTCCATTGCTGACCGAATTCGGCGCAATGGGTGAACGGGCCGCCAAGATGGCTCATGCCGAGGAAGCCACCCCAGGCGGTGCCGCGTGGCCCGACCTGGCGGCCTCCACCTGGCGACAAAAAAGGGGAGGCAGAAAACTTTGGGAGACTGGCACCCTGGCCAGAAGTTTCACGGCCAGACCCCCCATGGGTTCATCCGTAGAGGTGGCCAGCGAGGGGGTGCCCTATGCCATTTACCACCACACTGGCACCCGAAAGATGCCCCAGCGCCGCTCCCTGCCCCTGCCCAACTATCTAGAGCCCAAAATGACCGCGATCGCGAAACGATATCTAGGGAGAATTCTTTGATGGACACCACCGCGATTTATATGGATGCCGTCGCTGATGGGACCATTCTTTACGCGAAAGAAATATCACCCGCGATACTTCACTTAATGGAGAAAGCGGAACAGCTTGATGTTGGTAGTTTGCAGAGATTAGAAGCGGCGGCAGCAGCCGTGGAAGAACTACGGAAAAAGCTGGATGACCTGATCGATGCTTCCTTAGTGGGGATTGAAGATATTGAATGACGACTTGCTACACCCGATGGACAGCTTGATTCAGCGGACATTCGCCAGACTTTCTGCTGACCAGAAAAGAAGCGTTCTACTGACGGCGATCGCGCTGCTCCGGGAGAATAGCCATTATTTGACTGAAGAAGAACGCCGCTTACTGGACCTGGGCGATGTTGGTTGAGGTGCATCTTGATATTTTGAAGCGACTGGCTCCCCTGGTAGAGGCGGCCCAGGGGTTACAGCTACGGCTGATGCCAAACTCCCCCGATGCTTACGTCAGAGACGTTCCTACCAGTGGAGCGGTTATATTCCTCAGTGATTCCAGGTTTGAGAAACCGGAAGTCAAAGGATGCCAGAAATGGATACTAGAATTCGCGCTTGAATTGCGGCTCCCTACAAACTGGCCAGAGGATGGAATGATCCACTGCCTTGAAGCAGCTTGCAGACTACTCATTGGCTATCAGCCACCCCATTGCGATCGCATCATCCTGGACCGTACACCCCTTGATGGTGAATTTGGCAGTTACTGGGTGCGTCGGGTCATATTTTTTGTGCCGACCCGGCTCACCTGGTCAGAGGAGGATGAAGACCGGGAAGTTTATGCCCTTCTGAGGAGGATTGAAGGGGTTGCGCCTGGGTCAGGCCGCACCCTATTTGATGTGTCTATACCAGGGCCTGTGGTGACGGCTCCCACGTTAATCTCAGCCCAGGTTGCTGGTGATGACCTGGTGGTGCTCTGGGGTGCTCCTGATGCAGTGGAGGGGCAGGAATTAATCGGCTACTTAATTCAGCTACAGGTCAGCGGTGAATGGACCTGTAGCCGCAATATTGGGGTGATGGCGTCCAATCGCTTTGTCTACTCCTCAGGTGAATATGAATCACCACCGACGCGGTGCCGCGTCAGAGCAATGTGGACGAATGAGGATTCAGAGTTTGATGAAGTCGAAGTTGCCGGATGACGATAGCCCGGTGGTTAATTTGCTTGAAACACCCTGACCTAAATATATGAAGTGGCCGAGCAAAGATAGGCCATTCCGGTCTTAAAACGTTGGTATAGATGACAAAGGGTGCCCCCGCCCATATCTTTCTCTGCGGACTATATAGATAGGTTAAAACCCGATCTCCAAATACGTTCCATTCCTCCTCGGTTTCGGTGTGAGTGGCTTTATAAAGAAAGATTGCCTTAGGTGAAACGTCAGAGCCGTTGGTATCACCTGCCGCTGTCGTAATGTCCTTGATCACGTAATGGTTGTGATTCCTGACATGTTGATAAATGTTTCCTAGCTTCAGTTCCATTTGAAATCCTCCGATTAACCCGGATTTCTCACCACGTTTTTCACAAAGAGGCTAGAAACCTCGCTATATCTAGCTTCCGACGCTTACATCAGGAAAAACAGTCTGTTATTTTTCCTGAACGGCTAAAAGCCTTGTAGGCAAAGAGTTGCAGGTCATTTTCTATTAGGCTTGTGAGATATTCGGGCTAGAGCGTCCTGAGTGCCAAGAGCAGTACACTGCGTTGCAAACCGCGAGTTGCCTGCCGCAGATGGTCTATGCCGCCTTGCAACTCGGATTAATGCTGGCTCGATGGTTACTGGAGAGCGAACTTTCCGCCCGAGCCTTGGCCATTGTGTGGCCCTTCCGCGAAGTCCCCGACAGGGGGCGTAGCAGCGAGAAACAGAGAATAGAGGGATAGTTTGGGGCAGGGGGAACGGGCGTTCACGACTCAAACCCACCTTTGCTGCTGGCTGAGACAGTCAGGAACGCAATTTCACGCTTTTGGCGGCGATTCCGGCCCCACCACCAGCTCTGTGGCACTATCGCTCCCTCTTACCCCGGCCAATCTTTTAAAAGGCTTAATGGAGCTACCTTGGGTACGCTGGCTATCATGGACAATAGTCTTTGTGCCCCCAGTTGCCTGCAACCAGGCAGCCCACCCGCGAGGCAGCAACTAAACGTCTGAGCAGTTGATGGTCGGAGTATGAACGCAGTTGAAATCGAAGAAAGCGTTCTCCCCCAAGCTCTCCGTAACCATCTTCCTGTAACCAGCTCCGGATGGCGTTTAATCGTAGTTGAAGAATTGACAGGAACCAAACAGATAAAAGCTTGGGAACAATATGGCTGAACAGCCATTAGGCCAAACCACATGATTATTAGTCTCGACTCCATCGGTAAACTCCAGCGAATTTCACTACGAGAAGTCTGGAAACACGAAGCTTATGACTTTACCCCGGAAAAATCACCAGACCAGGGAACGGGAAGGAACGCCTCCATGGGGTGATGGCAATATGCCGCTATTTAGGGCTGTGGGATAGGAGTGGTGAGAAATCCGGGATTAAGAAATGCTGTCGGCGTAAGCGATCGCGATGCGCTTGGCATCTTCCAGGGTTTTTGCAGTGAAGTTGGGCGGCAGGCTTAGGTCATCCTCTGGATGGTCTTTAAGGTATTCAGGAGACCAGCCGGATTCTGCTGCACAATCACCGGCCTTGACGGTATCCCCCACACCAAAACTCGCCATTGCCCGATGACTCCAGCCATACCACCGCTGTTCTTTTTCGCAGAAACCAATATTGGCTGTCTTCTTTCGATCATTTATAAGCTCTGGTTGAATGCCCATTGAATCAAGCTTATTTGCCCAGGCTGGATCACCAATGTAGCCGCCCCCTGGCAGATAATATGAGGTGATGTAGATGGGTGGTACTGGCCCCTCAATAAAGCATTGCCATAGACATCGCAGCGTGAAAGAAAGGCTATTGAACCTGGCAAGCCGGAGCACTAAAATAAACCGTTTCCAGAACGGTTCGTGGGATTCATCACAGAACGATTCCACCCGACAAAGCCAGCCGTTGTGGTTCTTAACTTCGGAAACAACAACACTATCCGTCATCTACCCCCCCCTGCAAACTGTGTATATTCCGGGAATATTTCACTGACCGGTTCACCAAAGGCAGCCGCGATCGCTTCCCTGGCTCCTTCATGGCAGAACCGTGAACCACGTTCAAAAGCCGATATTTCAGCATCTCTAAGCTTTCGGTCCTTGACCTTTCGGGCCAGGTCTCTCTGAGTCCATTCCCTGGCCTCACGCTTTTGGCGCAATGTGGCGCATTCGATCATGTACTCGGGAAACGTCTCCCGTTCACTCAGGTCAAGGATTTTGGCAATCTGCCCCCGTAGGGTATCGGGCAGAAATACTTCACCCGCGATCGCGCTATGAAAAAAGGCTTCATTGATGGGCATGGTCTGGCCCTGCCCGAGCCGCACCTTTTGACGGCTGTACCGCATCCTTAGGATGGTGGCGACTCGCCCAAGTGACCACTTTATAGCGCCCTCTTTATTTTTAGTTTTGATTTGAGCCTGTAGTGTCTTGCAGGCCGGGAATGGGGAATCTGCCACCAGCATAGCGAGTGATACTTACTCCCCCTAGCTTAAGCGAAGGATGGAACATTGAATAAGCGATCTACAGGATAGACATACTGTTCACCTGAGTGACACTTATGCCCAAGTATCGTTACTCTGGCCCCCGGGCAGGGGTGTGCCATCCCGAGACGGGGGATCGCCTGGTGTTGCAACCCGGCAGAACCTATGACCTGTCTGAAGGTTCTTTGCCCGGCTTGATGAGCCCCAGGCGGTCTGAGGATATTGGCAAGCTGACGCTCCTCGCTGAGGAAGAAAAGCCGTCGGCTAAGCCGGTCAATGTCCAACGGCCTAGCGCTGCCAATAAGAAGGAAACCAAGCCGTCGGCGGCTAGTTCTACCGCGATCGCGGCGGCGTCCACGGCTTCCTCCACGGCTTCCTCCTCGACTGATTCCTGACCCTTTACCCCTGACTCTAAATGGCTTTAACTGACTATTTACACGGGGTTGACTGGATTAATGACCCTAATGTAATTACTCCAGTCGAATTCCCCCGATCTGGGGTTATTGGCCTGATTGGTACCGCACCGATCCACCTGGTATCGAGTGAATTCCAATCCGTCAATAAACCTATTTCCATTTCTTCTTACAAACGGGCGCTGGAGTATTTCGGCCCCGCTGATGCGTCCGATTACTCGTTGCCGAAGGCCCTTGAGGCCATCTACCTGCAGGGGGTTTCCCTGGTTGTCGTGGTGAATGTTTTTGACCCGACCAACCCGACTCATTTCACTGCCGTGGCCGATGAAGAAATCGACATGGGCGAATCAGTGAATGAAATGGTTTCGCTGGCTAATACCCATGTTTGGGACGTGGTTGTTACCAATGCAGCCGGTGATACGACCTACACCGCAGATGAAGACTACAAGCTGGACGCCGGAGACGGAACGCTCATTCGACTCACCGGCGGCGCGATCGCGGCGGATGAAACCATCAAGGTGAGCTACAAAGTCATTGACCCGACTGGCATTGATGATGACGACATCATTGGTGAGTTGGGCATTGACGGAATTCGCACTGGCCTGCAGGCATTTGATGATTGCTTCCACCTGTTCGGGTATAACCCCAGGTTGTTGGCGGCTCCCGAATTTAGTTATTCCGTAGGGGTTACTGCGGCCCTGGGTGCAGCCGCTGAGCGACTGCTGGCCCATGCTGCCGTGGATGCTCCTGTGGGGGCTACAGTTGCTGAGGTGATTGCGGGCCGGAATGATACCGATGGAACCGTCAAGAACTTCGCCACCTCGGACCATAGAACCGTCCTGTGTTATCCGCACTTGGTTAATGGCCGGGGTGAGTTGATCCCGATGTCGGCCTACTGGGTTGGTGTTGCCGCCATGACCCAGAATAAGTATGGCTATCACTGGTCTCCATCAAACAAACACATCCGAGGGGTGGCTAAGGGCGAGCTGGCCCTCACCTCCACCTACACCACTTCCAACAGTGACATTCAGTTGCTGAATGAAGTGGGCATCGTGACGGTGTTTGGCCTGGCGGCGCGGGATAGCTTTGCTGCTGGGTATCGGATCTGGGGGAACCGAACAGCTCACTACCCGAGTTCCACCAGCCCTCAAACCTTCATCGTGATCCAGATCATTGAGGATCAATTGAGGATTGGTATTGAGCGGGCCATGCTGCAATACATCGACCGGCCCATCAACCAAACCACGATTGGATTCATCCTACAGACGATCAATCTTTACATTGGTCGTCAGGTTTCAATGCGGATTCTGGTCGGGGGCCGGGCGTTCTTCCAGGAGGATGACAACCCCGCTGACCAGCTTGCTTTAGGTCACGTCATGATCCGCCTGAACCAAGCCGGGCCTCCCCCGTTAGAACGACTGACGATCCTTGCCAGGTATGACGAATACTACCTATGGCAACTCAGCGCTGAGATCGCTAAAACCCAAATCCTTCGTCAGTCCACGACCGCGCCCCTAATGCCGTCCATGGGAGCAACCTAGGAGGAATAACCCATGCCAACATCTCCCATCTGGACAATCAATGACGTTGTTCCCTGGATTAACGGGGAGCAATTCGACACCCATGCCACTACGGTTCAAATTGAGCCGATTGAATTTGGCAAATTCGAGGAAAAACGCCTCGGCCTAATGGGCACCGCCAAGGTGGTGAACCAGTTTGAGCCGATCATCATGAAAATTGTGTGGCGTTCTCCACTACCCGAGTGGAATGTATTCACGGCGGACCCATTCACCGCCGTCGAAATTCAATTCCTGGGCAACATTTCCGTTGACCATACGCTAGGGAGGGAGGAAGATAAACCATTCGTTATCTCGGCCACGGCCATCCCCGACCAGCATGATATGGGTGAGATGGAAATCAATAGTGAGGTGGATATGGAAACCACCTTTAACTGCACCACCCTAAACCAGGTGATTGACGGCACCGAGATCCTAAACTTCGATCTCTATGCCTATGAATACACCGTTGATGGTACCGACCTCATGGAGGCACGGAGAGGAAATCTAGGCCTCTAGCTCACCCTCTAATTCAGTTCGATAGTCATGGCGTGCCCTCCGCGATCGCAAGATCGCGGAGTTTTTTTGGGCTAAAGCTGGGGCCCGGGCCCAATTCCCCATTCATGCTTGAGGATTTGCTTGTACATGGTTTCCCGTATCATCATCTGCTCATAGAGCTTCAGTAGGAACTGCTGGGCCTGTTCCCGGCTCATTTTCTCTACCTGGGTTTCAAAGCTTCTGAGATTGAACTGTTGCTCTATTGAGAGGCTGGCAGGTTCATTCATAGCACACCTGGATGAGATAAATTGCAGCCATTTTAGTCGGATGTCGCGATCGCGGGTGATGATTCGGCTACCATTTCGAGTGAGTGTTACTAGAAAATCACCATGACTAAGACTGAAGAGAAGGCCATTGTCCACCCTGAAGCGAATGCATATCCTTTGCCCAGTGGGGGAACCCTCCACCTCAAGCCAGAAGCGCTGACCGGTGAACTGTACGTGAAATATCAGGGGAAAACGATTGGTTTCGTTGCCAGCGGCAAGGGCACCTTTAGCGGCCCTACCCAGTGGCTGGCCACTCAGATTTTTGACTACCAACCCCAGGGTGGAGAGGTTGGAAAATTAGACCTGGTCACACTAACCCAAAAGCTGACCTTTAAGGACGGAGCCCGAATAAATCAAATCATCGGAGACCTGCAAAAACCTCCCGAGGCTGAACCCGGGAAGCTAGCGTCTGGCATTCCCTACCAGATCGAAGACATCAGCATCAATCATTACTGGGCCTATCAAGACAAGGTAGGCGCTGCGATCGATAAACAGACCGGACGTATTAAGTCGGGTGAGGTCATGGTCGGCGCTAATATCTGGCTGGCCTCTAAGCTCATCCAAGTAGACGGAGAACCCGTCACTGAAGGTCTGATTAATGGGGCCACCTTCCAGGATGCAGCTTTCATCCTGGGCCAGGTGGGGAAGTTGCTGAGCGAGGCCGATTCCCAAGCCCAGTAGATATTGTCGCGATCGCTGAAGTAACGGGGTGGCAATTGTCTGAGCTGAAGGCGCTGCCGCCAGAGGAGCTGAGCTTTTGGACGGCCCAGGTTGCCGCCTTTGTTAAGCAACGCAATGAGGCGACAAAAAAGATGCAGGAAGCGTCAAAGCGCAAAAGCCAGGGTAAATCGCCTGGGCGGCGCGGCGCGGTAGGCCGAGGTAGTTAAATTAGGTGATGAAATGGGAAAGATTTTTCTTGTTTTGGCAGTACTTTTGCCCTTTTCTTATGGCTGTGATTCCCCCGACACAGGGGCTTTGACCGAGGCCATAGAGCGGGCTGCTGAGTCGGGCATAACCCTGGCTGACTATGAGGCGATTGAGAATGGAATGAGCCTTAAAGAAGTTGAAGGAATGCTAGGAAAGGGCACTGAACTTTCTGAAGTTACTGGCGATGGATTGCCGACATTCAGGACGATGCAATGGCAGAACGGCGATGGCAGCAATATAACGCTCTCCCTTGAGGATGACATCGTCGCCAGTAAGGCCCAGTTCGGGCTGGAGTGAATCAGGTACAACGAATAAACTTAAGGGGACATTGGCTATTGGCTGATGTCCCTTGCTTTTGGCTCCCTATTCGCTGCACTGGTGGGCCATGGCTGACTCAGTTTCTATTCTGCTCCAGGCGATTGATCAGGTATCGCCTGTCCTGAGAACAATTCAGTCCGGTCTGGCCGGTTTATCTGGAACTTTTGGCGGGGGGCGTACTGCCCAGGGGATGGGCCAGATTGGCAAGGCCGCGACTGACGCTGGCCGCCAAATCATGGCAGTCAATGATGACTTACAGCAGGCGTCCACGGCAATGGCCAGCGCGGGGGCCGCAATGGCAGTCCCTGTTATTGCACTGGGAACAACAGCGGCCAAAACCGCCGGAAACTTTGAAGCGGCGATGAACCAGGTTGCTGCTTTGTCCGGGCAGATGCCCGGAGAAGTGGGCAGTAGCTTCGGTGCGATGGAAAAGCAAGCCATGAGGCTGGGAAGCACTACCCGGTACTCCGCGACTGAGGCGGCCAACGCAATGGCATTCCTAAGCGCTGCCGGGTTCAAGGCTGAGCAAACTATGGGGGCTCTACCCAATACCCTCAGCCTGGCCGCCGCGACCAATACCGACCTGGCCCGCACCGCTGATATTGCATCTAATGTGATGAGTGGCTATTCATCGGTCGTCACCCAGGCCGGGGGCGACTATGAGCAAGCCATGGCGCGGATCGCTAACGTAACGGCTGAAGCGTTCTCCACATCAAACCTGGGTACCGACATTGAAGGTTTCGGCATTGCCATGAGGAATGTCGCGCCAATGGCCTCAGCAATGGGCGTTGAATTTGAACAAACCGCTGCAGCTATTGGCCTACTCGGAAATGCTGGCATCCAGGGAGGCATGGCCGGAACTCAGTTGTCCATGGTGATGCAGAAACTAGCCAATCCAGTCGGGGAGACGGCTGAAGCGATCGCGGACTTTGGGTTACAGGTTCACAACCAGGACGGCACGGTTAAGGACTTTGTCGGCATTCTGCAGGAGCTAGAACGAGCGAATGTTGGCGCGGCGGGAATGTCGAAGCTCTTTGGTGAGCAATCCAAATCGATGATCCCGTTATTAGATGCGGGCTCCCAGGCAGTTGCTCAGTATGCAGAACAACTATCGACTGCAGGAGACCGGGGGCGGCTGGACCAGCTTGCCGCTGTTCAAATGCAAGGGTTCAACGGGGCGATCAAGGGGCTGCAGTCCGCCTGGGAGGGCCTGCAGATCAGCTTTATGTCCTCGGGGATGCTAGATGCCTTCACCGGCAATATACAGATGCTGGCCAGTGCTGTACGCGGCCTATCCAATCTTCCTGCACCCGTATTTAGGGTAATTGCGGCCCTGGGTTCCCTGGTTGCGATCGCGGGAACTGTCCTGGGCGTCCTTGGTGGGTTCGGCCTATTGTTCTCTACTATCGCCACTGGCCTGGCGGCTATCCCCACCTTCATTGGTGCTGTGACGACTATATTCAGTGCCCTGGGGGGAGTTGTTGCCGCAGTGGGGGCCGCGTTCGGAACTGCATTACTTCCCGTCATTGCGATCGCGGCAGGGGTAGCAGCGGCGGCATTATTGATCCGCGCAAACTGGGGCACTATCGGGCCGATGCTGGCGGGGGTGGGTCAGCAGATCATGGGCGTCCTTCGCGGGATTGGTTCAGTCGTCAGTGGGTTCTTTTCTGGCTTCGCCCAAGGCTTCATGTCGGGTATTGAGCCCATCAAGGGAGTCATCGCTGATATTAGGGCCGCATGGGGGCAGGCCTTTAGTTCCATGGGCGCGGCGATATCTGCGATCGCTGGGATATTTGGGCAGATTGGTTCTGCCATTGGGGCCACGATTGAGCGGGTATTTGGACTGAGTGATGGGTTCGGCGGCGCTGCAGACGGAGCATTTTCCTTGGGCGCGGCTATAGGTGGGGCGCTGAGCGGCGTTTTGACAATCATTGCCCGGACCATTGGAGCTGTAACCCAGTTTCATGCCATGTTTGTCGGCGGCCTGGCTGGAGTTGTCGGGGCCGTCGCGGGGATTGTCGGCCAGGTGCTGGCCCCATTCCTCAGCCTTGGCTCCCAGGTGATGGGGGCTATTGGCTCAGCAATAATGAGCGGCTTTGGCGGGCTAATCTCTGGCCTACTCTCAGCCATTGCTCCTATCCGCCAGGCCTTTGCCGGGGTGGGTAAATCATTCGCCCTGGCCTTTGACTCGGTGAAGCTGGCCATGGCTGATGTCGGGGTTGCATTTCAACAGGCATTCGCTATCATCCAATCCGCGATCGCGCCGATTGGTGCGGCGTTATCGAGTATCGGGATTGAATTCACCGGGGCGGGCAATGCGGCCCAGTTGTTCGGGCAGCTTGTGGGCCATGGCCTGGCTGCAATTATTGTCACGGTTGCTCAAGCGATCGCCGCAGTGGCTCAACTGACGGCATTCTTCATTCGCTTTGGCGCGGCTGTGGTTTCTGGCCTGGCTGGGGCGTCCTCAGCAATTGGTGGCTTCCTATCTGGTGTGGCGGCGGGAATGGGCACGGCGCTGGCGTCCATGGTCAACCTCGGCCAGCAACTGACCAGAATTTTCACCGATCCGATTGGCAGCATTCTGAGGCTATTTGCCTCACTTCCTACGCAAATTGCCTCAATCCTAGGCAGCACAAAAACCTTACTATCCGGCCTATTTTCTGGCGGTGGGGATGGCGTCGGCCTGGTGGAGCGACTGGTCGGGCCATTGCGTCAGTTGCCAGGACAAATCAGCGGGTTGATAGCTCAGTCCAGGGCAGTCTTGTCTGGCCTATTTTCTGGTGCAGTGGTCAATGCCGCCGGGTTTATTGCCCAGGTGCTTGGGCCATTGCAAAGCCTGGCCGGGCAAATCCAGGGCGCGTTTGGACTCATTCGAGTCTCTATCAGCGGAGCATTGTCTGGGCTATTTGACGGGCTCTCCGTCAGCGCCGGAAACCTGGTCAGTATCATCCTTGGTCCCATTAAAGCTATCCCCGGGGCGATCGCGGGGATGAGTGGCCTTATCCATAGCGCTATCAGCGGCCTATTTTCTGGCCTATTTTCCGGTGCTGGTGGTGCCGGTGGTGCTGGCATTGTCAATGCCATCCTCAGCCCATTGCGCACGATTCCCGCCGTAATTTCTGGCATTGCGGGCCAGGCCAGGGCGATCCTGTCTAACCTGTTCTCCGGTGCAGGAAGCCAGGGCGCAGCAGCATTTGTTCAGACCGTTGTCTCTACACTGGCTCAGCTCCCCACCGAGATCGCGGGTATCTTCGCCGGGGTGAGGAGTACTATCCAAAACCTGGTCGCAGGCCTGGGAACTGTATTCGCGGGCATTGGGCAGCAACTCACCCTGGGGCTGTCAATGGCGTTCCAGCAGGTTGTCATGGTGGCCCAGCAGGGGTTCATGGCGCTGCAGGCCGGGGTGATGGCCGCTGCCACTGCTATTAGTTCAGCATTGACCGGTGCATTCCAAATGGCTGTGCCGGTGCTGATGCAGTTCACGCCGGTAGTACAACAGTTCATCGCTGCCCTGATGCAGATCCCCCCAGTAGCGATGATGATCGGCCAGGCCATTACGACCGCTGCTCAGCAAGTCATGGCTGGCTTTATGCAAGTCGTCATGGGGGCCCAGCAAGCCGTCATGGCCTTCATGCAGGCCGGACAGGGTGCCATGCAATTTGCATCCATGGCAGTCGCCGCAATCCAACGGGTCATGGCCGCGATCGCGGCGTTGGTGGCCAGGGTGCCCAGTATTGTGTCAGCGTTTCAGTCCATGGCCTCAGCGGTAATGGGGGTTGTGAATGGGTTGGCGGGGCAAATGTTTGGGGCTGGGGCCCGGATTGTTTCACAGGTGGCCGCCGGAATTCGTTCAGGTATTGGCGCGGTCACTTCTGCTATGGCTTCAGTCGCGGCGGCGGCCAGGGGGGCGCTGCCATTCTCCCCCGCAAAATGGGGCCCATTATCTGATCTTCATAAGTCAGGGCCCGCTTTGATCGATACCTTCACCGGAGGGATGAGGGAAGGGCCCGTTGTGCGAACCCTGGGCGGGATTATGGGCCAGGCCCGCAAAATCATCGGTGAACCATTGCGCCCGAACCTGACTGCAGGGGCAATGGCTGGCGCGCTGGCCCTCACTCCCCCATGGCTGGCCAACATCCCAGACGATCAGATGCCAGCGGTACAGCCACCGCCCGCCATTGAGCAGGCCGTGGCGATGAATCCTCAGCTTAGGGAAATCCCAACTGAGGCCATGAACCTGCCCGAAATGCAGGGAACGGGCATTCGCTGGCCAGAACCCGAGGAGCTGACCCAAGGGATCACACAGACGGTGAATACAGCGGCGACTCCTTCCCCAGAGCCGACCAATCCGCCTGACCTGCAGCAAACCATAAAGCTCACCTATGGACCGTTGCCAGACGCACCCCAGCTACCGTTGCTGACTCAGCAGATTAGCCTGGTGCGTTCATGGCAGCCTGCTGGTGAACTTCCACAGCCTGGTAGTGAGTCCATCGGCCTATCCTTCGCTGAAGTGCCCGGCCTAAACCTCGCTGATATTGCTCAGCCCATTGCGCCAGAAATTCAACCCGCCCCATCTATGCCGGTTGAACCCATTTCTCAGCTCATTGAACTGAGAAATGGCCCCCTGCCCAATCCGCCAAAACTGCAACCCCTCACCCAGGCGATTGAGACAACCCAACCCGTCCCCTCACCTCCAGAACTATCCCCCGAGATCGCGGAGGCGACCTGGGTAAATAGTGCGGTCCCCAGCCCCCCCGAACTGGCACCGCTCGGGCAGGGGATTGACCTTGCCTTTACTGAGGTGCCCGGCCTGGACCTCGCTGATGTTGCCCAAAGGATCACGACTGAGCAGGATGCGGTTTCGTCGCCAAAC